ATGTGTATGTCCATGAGTCCAAAACTTGATTTGAGGATGATTCAAAATGAAATCTGACAAGTCGGAGCTGTATGCTCCGTTTATTTCGTAGTTGTCTCGATATCTAGGCTTAATAGACATCTTAGACGGAGCATGATGTCCAACAACGAAAAAATTCTTGTCAGAATTTTCACTAACAGTATCTTTCAACTTATTCAAAAAGTTCCGATGAATTTCCATGCTGCGTTCCGGGCTAAAATGCCCGGTTCGCTCTTTGAAAGAAACAGAACCATTTTCATCAAAAGCTTTAAAACTCACACCAATAGACGAATCTAAGATGTAACCATAATCATTCATGTATCTCTTCACAGTGTACAACGTACTCGGATCTTCTTTGTTCATGTTAGTCCAAAGAGTACCACCGAAGAAAATGAAGTCGCCGATTGTGACAGTCTCATTTTCAAGCAAATGTACATTTGAAAGATGTTTCAGTTTATTCTTCAGAATCGAATATGTAGTTTCGATATCGCCGTGATAGTGTTCGTGATTACCCATGATGTAAATTACATTCGGGAAATTCTTCGCACAAGTCTCAAAAAAGTTAGAGACTTTTCCACCAGCATTCTCTTTTTCAAACTCATGTGCTACACAAATATCACCAGACAAAATCAAAACGTCAGCATCCTCTGTATTTTCAAGAGTGATAGGACCAAATTCAAGATGAATATCTGAAGCGAGAGCGAATTTCATTTTACCAACTCCAAAGAATCTTTACGCATAAAATGTACATTATGCTTTACATTATTTTTAGGTTCTGTTTTCATCACAGGAATAAATTTCACTCCGTCAATCTCTTTCTCTTCCCAATTAGAAAAAGAATAGTAGATATCCGTCTGAGAAAATTTATTTCTCATTTTTAGAAGTTTTTCCTTTTTCATAATAAACACCTTTTTAGGGTAGAAATCAAAAGCGAATTCTACCCTATTTTTCAGATCATGGCAATACTTTACCGATAGGAATTTTACGAGGCTTCTTTTCTTCTGGAATGATGTTCTCCAGCTTGATCGTCAAAATGCCATCAACAATGTCAGCCTCTTGTACAACGACAGTATCGTTGAGTGTGTATGCTAACTCGAAGTTACGTCCAGCGATTCCCTTGTGTAGATATTCACGCGGTTGCACAAAGTCTGTGTTAGCATAATTTTTCATCGCACCGCTAACAGTCAGTTTGTTTTTATTAAGCTTGATGTCAATTTCATCACGCTTAAAGCCTGAAATAGCGATTTCAATTGTGTAGTGATTTTCACCTTCTTTAACAATATTGTAAGGCGGATAAGTTGTTTTCGTACCTGCCGCAAACATCTTATCGAACTCTTCAATCGTTGTTAGTAGTTTATCAAAACCTACTGTAGAAGGTAGTAGAGATTTACCATATGGTAAATTAAGATGAGTCATAGTTTTCTCCTTTTAAAGCGAGTTAATAAAATGGGGACCCAAAATTGGCGTCCCCATAGTATTTATAAAGTTTAACCGTTAGAAACGAATTCGTTTAACAGTTTAGCTTTTTGAATAATTTCAGATTCCGATGGAAATGATGGCAATTCAGGATGAGCCGGCACAGAAAGTTGATTTTCCATAGCCTGACTCGCGTTCATATGCCAAACATCCTTGAGTTTTTCTTTCTGACCGTAATAGTCAGCCTCAAGCATTTCGCGTGCCATCTTAAGCAAGTCTAGTCTGATTTCATAAGGTGTCATAATTTTCTCCTTTGTGTGTTAATGTGTGTTATTCCGCTTACTTTATACGGAGCCGACTAACGAGCGGCAGTGTAATTACTCGGACGCCTTTTACCGTAGCACCGAACGTCCCAAGGTAGGGGTTTATTTTTTGGTTTTAGCACCAATGTTGTATTTAGGCACTAAATTCCATTCTTCTTTTTCTTTGTAAGGTAAAATTTTGATTTGAGAAAGCGATACTGTGGGATCCTTTGTTTTGTCTTTATTGACAATCTTAAGCAATTCCCAGTCTTCGAGCAGATTTACAATCGTGTTTCTACGAGAGATATCATTTTCTGAAAGGTCTGTCGGTTTACCATCAAGAGAAAAGAGTTCTTTGAAATGTACGATATAATATTTACCCTGCTTATGAAGAATATGACAAGATTGATATAGTGTTTTTTCTTTCTTTGACGCTACACCAATACGTGTCAATGTTTCTTTAATCTTTAAGAAATCATCTTTTTCTCCTAGAGTAACTTCAACTAATTCTTCTACTTTGCTCATTATTTTTTCACTCCACCTTTTTCTAATTTTTCTTTTATGGAAGAGAGTTGTTCTTTAGTTAATAGACGTAAAGCACTTTTTGCCTTTTCATTCGAATAGCCAAAGTATTCTTTAACAACGTTCAAATCTTCCTCTTTTTCAGGCTTTTGCCACGGTTGAAACTTACGTTTCATTGACCGTATAGTATTTAGAAAATAATGATATTGTAGTTTATTATCAAGTTTTGAATTCATATTCATTTGATTTGCATATAGTATGCAATCAATATGATATGAAAGTGCGCGATTTACAATAAATGCATTGTAATCACTTTCGTCTTCTAGTACATCTTTCTTAGTTTGCAATATACTAGGAACAATGTCTTTGAATAAATCAGCCATCACTTGTAATCCGTATTGCTATATTTCATCAGTTCTTTAATTTCTTCTTCAGACATCTTGTATACAGGCATAACAGAGTCTTGTCGAATTGGAATACCAACCATTTCAATTCCATAACTAGTTTTATAACTATACGTTTTAAAATTTGAAGGATCAATTCGATAAACCCAACCGTCTGAATGGTGTTTATACTTGACATGCGGAACAGAAACGATGTAAAGAACATCGACATTTCGGCATTTTTTTAACTGATTAGGACGAAAAGAAAAAGAATCTTTCATCACATAGGGCGTTTCAGTCTTCACTTCAACTTTTCTACCATCAACAAGCATATCTTTTTCTGAATCAAACTTGTTTACAGAATGTTCTATTACAAGTCCTGGATGTAATCGATTGAGCATATTCGTGACAATCTTTTCGCCTGTTAATCCAAGTTCGTTCATTTTTTGTTCTCTAGACATCTCTTTCATTTACACACCTCATTTAAATTCGCACTCGACCATAAATTCGGTCAAACATGCCATTAGATTAATTTCTTGATCGGCTACGAATGCTGACTGGTATTGATACTTTGCAAGAATCAGAACAGCTGGAGGAATGCTTTCGGGCTTCAGAAATTCGTACATATTGTCATAGATCAAACGGAGAATTGAACTCGGATCGTTATCTAGATTATTTGTAATCCACTTTCTTGCAGAAGAAAAATCTTTTTCTTTGACATTCTTCACAAGTGAAGTGATATTAGCATCGGAGACAAGAGACAAAATACCTTCATCGATTGTGCTGTTCGAATTTGAAGAATATCTTTGCAGTTCATTGATGATTCTACGATTATCTGGAAAGTACTTTGTGATAAGTGAAGCAACTACATCTTTCTTGTATGAAACATTCTCAGTCTTTAGAATGTTTTCGATTCTCTTCAAGAACTGAATAGCCATCTTCGCTTTTTGACCATTCTGAATCTTGAAATCGACAACAGAACACCGAGAATGCAACGGTGCAATGATTCGATTCTTGTAATTACACGTAAAGATGAAAGAGCAGTTGATTGCAAACTCTTCCATAGCGCCACGAAGAGCGGGCTGGGTTGAATTCGGATTTAGATAGTCTGCTTCATCAATGATGATGACTTTACGACCACCAGAAAGACTTACTGATGATGCATAGTTTTTGATTTTGTTCCTAAAAGTATCGATGCCACTTTCATCCGACCCGTTGATGACGATGTAGTCACACCCGACTTCTTCGCAGAGAGCCTTTGCAACTGTTGTTTTGCCGACCCCTGCGGATCCAGCAAGTAGCAAATTTGGGATTTCTTTTCTGTTGACATATTCTTGAAACGTTCCTTTAATGTTTTCAGGCAAAATACAATCAGCGATTGTATGCGGACGATACTTCTCAACCCACAGCAGTTGTTCACTCATTCATAATCTCCATAATAAAAAAAATCAATCAACCATCATACTTAGAACCAGTTTCAGACATAACCCAGTATTCAATTGGAACATTCGAATTCACAAAATGACCAATGCCCTTCTGTGAGATTTTTACATCATAAGAACCTTCAATGAACTTCATGTTCTCTGTAGCAAAAATCATTCGATAAGATTTACCATTGCCACCACTAGAGATTTCTGTAGTGTTAATGTGTGCAGAATCATCTTTCGTATTATATGATTCGATGTAAATCTGTTTGCCGTCAGAAACAAATGCAATGTTCGGCGAACTCAGTGTGCTTGCTACGCGAGTCACCCATGCAATTTCTTCAGCACTAAGTGAGAAATGAATATCAACAATACCCATATTGATACTCTTCTCTGGCGGAACAAGAATCATTTCTTTTGCCGCCTTCCGATACTTGATCTGACTCTTACCACCAAAACCCTTGATGAGAATATTCTTTTCATCGAATTCAATATCAGGATCCTTACAGAGAGAAAGAACACCCAAGAAATTGTTCAGATCATAAATTCCAAAATCAGATTGGAAATCTTCATTCACTCTCGCCTTTGCTAGAATGTTCTTCTGCTTTGAAATCGTCTCAATGACATTACCCTTCTTAATGAAGACACCCTCATTAATCAGTGAGAAATTTTTAAGAATGACCAAAGTATTACTATTCATTTTCATTACAAAACTCCTTAAACAAGTTCATTCATTGTATTCGAACCGAGACTATCGATCAAGCACTTTTTTACATTCGTGACCAATTCTTCCAAAGAACCATCATTTTCGATGACATGTTCAACATCTGTGCCAATCCAATCCCATTCGGATGGATGTACATTTTGTATCATAAATTCTCTAGCCTTGTTGTTACCCGCATTTGCTTGTTTTGCAACAGAATACCAATGTGGTTCTATACCGCGCTTGACTTCTATCAAGATAGAATTTTGGCTCTTCAACCATTGAATTTCATTTTTGAAACGCACATCAGTTAGAACATAATTTGAGTTTTTATTGATTCTTTTTTCGAGAGAATATACCCAAAAGTTCTGATGTAGATTGTTTCGGATAACTTCTGTTCCAAATTGCTGTAGAATTGATCTTGGAGAAATGGGTCGATTGAATTTCTCAGACCAAAATTCATCATTGGTTTCTCTAAATCGACGCGACTCTTCTGTGTCGCCTTCCAAAAGATGGCGAGGCCAATCAAAAAGAATCGATACAGAATCTTTTAGAACGTTTGCAAAACTTATTTGGTAAAATCCATAATCATTCTTAAGAATTTCACCAACAGTATTTTTACCCGAACCAATTAGACCCAAAACACCAATAATCAATTTACATCTCTCCAACAAAGTTAGCAACAGCAGGCATATCACCATGGAAATGATATGTACCGATATGTTGTGTACGCATCCAAGGGCAAAGCCAAATTTGACCGCCTAGCTTGCGCCATAGCTGACAGAACATATAGTCTTCTGATAGATAACGATCAGAACCGCCGCCAGTAGCAGAATCTTTCGTGTCAATGATTGTATCAAAGAAAGCATGAATGTAGCGAGAACCATCGAAATGCTGTTGTCCAACATGATCTGGCTTGTAACGCAATTGTGGATAAGATTCTTCCATCTTTGGGAAGACTTCTCTCTTAATCATCATGAAACCAGTGCCGATTTCCATCACTTCGAGAGGTTCAGAAACTGAGAACTGAGCAGTACCTCTAACAGGATTAAATACGAAGTCACCGGCTAGTCTTTCAAGTGTGCCTGCTTCAACATCCGGATTAATCTGAACTGCCTTTTTAATCGAGCGCCACTTAATAGCCTTCTTCGGATAAGGTCCACCGATGATGTCTTTGTCGAGTGCAAGCATCGCAATGACATCTTGCGGATTAAAATTAATATCCGAATCAATGAAAAGCATATGTGTGCAATCAGAACGATGAAAGAATTCATCGACAAGATAATTACGCGCACGGGTGATCAAAGATTCATTGAAAAGAAATGAGAACTTGATGTTGATGCCGTATTGAATACACATCCCTTGAAGGTCCAAGCAAGCCTTCATATACAAACCATGATTCATACCGCCATACATAGGCGTTGCAACAAACAAACTTTTCTTTTTTAATTCGTCTGTTTTTATCTGAATTTCCATTTTTATTCCTTAAATGAAAAAAATGGAGAAAGGCTACTTCTAACCTTTCTCCAATATATTAAGACTTATTAAACTGTCTTAGTTTGACGAGTGCTAACTTTTGAGGTGTTGCTTTGGCTCACAAGTTGATACATATAAGTCTTTGTACCATCCTTGTTGATCTTTTCTTTAGTTTGAATTTGATGTCCATCCTGACGCAACTCAGAAATTCGGGCAGAAACATTTCTGATACCAAACCAAGAACGTGCTTGTTCTGTGGTGAA